GGAACTAAATGGCGATATTTCTGGAAATGAACAAGCTATAGGAGTCTATGGGCAAGCTCTAATTAAAATATTTAGAGAAATAGATGGATCAGGCGGAGAAAGAGAAAGATATATTACTAACGAGCTAACAGCCCTTCAAAAACATGAAAAATTCCAAGAGTGGAAGGAGCTTTCAAAACTGCAAAAAGAAATACGACCTTTAAGAACTAAAGCTTATGAGGTACTGAATATTGATATTCCAGAAACTGGAGATTCTGTAAAAGAACATATGGTAAAAGCTGTAAAAGAATATATGCAAGTTCTACAAGAATTTGCAGAAAAAGATGGAGTAGCTGGAAAAGTTTTTACAAGAGAGTGGTTAGTTCTTCAATCCAATGAAAAATTCAGAAGGTGGGAGTTTTCAAGACGGCAAGAAGGAATACGAGATTTAAAAACTGAAGCTTATGGAGCGATAGATAGCAATCTATCAGGAAATAGAGGAAAAATAAAAAAATACGAACAAGGCCTACTTAAAAGAATTGATAAGGCAAAGGCAGCTGATAATATAGTAGATGAAGAATTTTTCAAAGAAGAGCTGGTAGCATTACTAGAAGCATGTGAGAATAGTGGTACTCACCTTCCTGAGGCCATAAAGTCCGGTCAAAAAAGCGCTACTGCAGAGTCTTCTGGCTTGCTAGATCATCTCTCCCATCTAAGTCACGAAGAGCTAAAAGTTTATGAGGAATGTATGAAAATAGCAGATACAATAGAAACTTTTACAATAGTAAATGATAATGCAATAGAAACTTTTACAATAGAGAATGATGAAACAGCAAAAATCTATGAAGACAAAAAAAGAATTATGGATGAATTGCGACGTAATATTTCAATTAATCAAAAAGAAGCAAAAACGGAGGGAAAATCAACGATAGAAGAAAGAGGATCAGGCTATATATCAAAATCAATAGAAGATGCGAAAAAAGATTTTAGAGATTTGCGGGACAAATTCGATAAATACAAGTCAGAAATAAGATTACTTCAAATGGAGTTGCGCATGGAAGTTAATGATTTCACGCAAAAACTTGCAAAAGAATATAGAGAGTCTTTATCCCCCATTACCGAATTGATGGACACTATAGATAGAGCTGTTTTAGAGAAGCAAGATGAGCAGGCAAAATGGGATGATTTGATGAATACTAGTCTCGAAGAAATGAAAAAAGCAGGAGAAGAATCTGAAGAAGAGATAAGAAAATATCGCAAAATATTAAATGAAGATACTAAGAAGAGCATTTTGAATAATAGCCATATCACTAATATGAAAGCTGAATTGAGAAATGCAATAGATCAATACAAAGCAAACGTGGAAGAGTCTTATGCTAAACTAGGTCGCGCAACATCTGAATATAAACAAGCATTTCAAGATTTTCTTCAGTCGCTTGAACAGGGCTGATCTTCATTTTGAGTTCAGAGTGACTAAAAACTTCGACCTGTGAAATTGCAAGACTGCTCTGAGGCTGCTTGAAGGCAAGAGATGGATGTGCTATGTTCTGTAGAGGAAGTATCAAGGAATAATCAAGCCAAAAGGAGAGAGATGAACTTGATGTACTGCTCCTACGTGTCTACCCCCCAAGGGGGCATGGCTGGCCTACCTCGTTTACTTTGAGGCGGGACGAGATAAATATGCAGAGTGTCAATGATTGTCAATGCTTTGTCAATGCCTTCATTGACAGCCTCCAGCGGCTCCAGAAGGGGGATGAAGGCCATTTGTCAATGTGTCAATGCGGTCAATGCATGGAGAGATCTGGCTAAACGAAATTTCCTGAAATTACCTATATCTTCGAAAAAAAGTTCCAATTTCTATTGACATATTTCGTATTTTTTATTATAATATACTTATGAGATTAATTAAATATGAATAGAAATTATAGGGTGATATTGGTGTAAAGGAGGTATGATGTGGTCTGGTGGCGGCGTATTCTCTCCCTCAATCGCTCAAGGCAAGCAGCATCACAAGCCCCACGATCTGCGCAAACGTTACAGCCAGGACAGCGGGTCACGGAGCAGATCAATCCCACGTTCTTTGCATCTTCACCTACGCAGGAGGATTGGTACTGGAGTAGATATGTAAATGGAGCGGAAGAGGATTATCTATGGAGAAGACTCTCAGACAACTTTTATCAAAAAGATGTAATACCGTCAACATACTTAGAAATACACAATCAGTGCTATGAAGCCTACAATGCCAATCCCCTGGCTTTTGCTATTATTGAGTTGACTACGTCGTTCGTATTAGGTGAAGGTATCACTATCTCGGGCAACAACAAACGCGTTCAGCAGGTCATTGATGCCTTCTGGTATCATCCTGAGAACCGCATGGAGGAACGTATCTATAGCCTCTGTACCGAGCTGAGCCTCTACGGTGAACTGTTTATTCACTTCTTCGTCAATCAGTATGATGGTTCTGTGGTCATTCGCCAGATCGATCCCTCTCTGATTGACCAGATCGAGACCGATCCAGAGGATGTCGAGAAACCCTTACGCTATCATCGTCGTCCCATTGGCCAGACGATGAATGCGACCTCGGGCGATCCGCCCAACTTTGATCCAACTAAACCAGCGGATACTCAGGGGAAATGGTTTGCGGCAGGCAAAGAGGTGTTACACGTCGCGATCAATAAGGTCTCCAATGCCAAGCGTGGCAAGTCCGATCTAGCTACTCTACTTCCATGGTTGCGCCGTTATAAAGACTGGTTGACCGATCGGGTACGCATCAACAAGTTCAAAGCAGCCTTTCTGTGGGATGTTTCTCTGACTGGGGCTGACAAGAAGACTATCGATCGCAAGAAGATGGAGTATACCTATCCGCCCGAGCCGGGCAGCGTTATCATCCACAACGAAGCCGAGAAATGGACCGCCGTCGAGCCCAATATTCAAGCTAATGATGTTTCAGAGGATGGACGAGCCATAAAGCTAATGGTGGCAGTTGGCGCAACTCTTCCAGAACATTACCTGTCAGATGGTGATAACGGCAACCGTGCCACTGCAACTGAGATGAGCCTGCCAACATTACTCAAGTTTAAGAGACGTCAGAGGGTAATGAAGTACATCTTGACTTGCATTCTCGATCGTGTGATCAAGGAAGCTATTAAGGCAGGCAAGCTTGGGCCGCGCGTCGATACGACTTTTGAAATCACCTTCCCAGAGATCGATAGTGGCGAGCATCAGACCCTTGCGCAGGCTACTAACTATCTGGTTCAAGCGCTTACATCGGCAAAGGAGCAGGGGTGGATTAGTGATGAGACCGCTATGAAGCTTATCTTCGAGTTTGCAGGTGAAGAGGTAGATATTGCAGAGGAAAAGAATCGCATTGCTCAACAACTGCCAGGAACTGGTAAGCCAGTGGTGCCAGACCAGCGAAATGCAGATCGGCAAGACGCGGAGTCCTTGCCTGGAGTGACAGGTGTGAATGGCTATGGCGATAAGAGCCAGCCTCAGGTGAACTACGACGGAGGGCTCAAGTAATGCCACTCGATAATCAGAACAAGATTAATCATATCCTGGCTGTTATCCTGCGTACGTTTACTGGTCGGCAGAAAACTGTGGTCTTGGTCTACCAGTCGGCAGGAATCTATAGTTATGCAACTGTCCAGGCTATCTTCCGACCACAGACAATTATCGATCTGCAGATCCCCGATCAGGTGGGTTCAACACCTCGTCAACAATTCGATCTGTTAATGGTTGTCCCGGTTGGAACTAATCTAGTTGGCGTCGTCTACGTGGCTGATACGACAATTGCGACTGCTCCGGGGGTTGCAGCAGCCACCAAGTACGCTATCGTCGAAGCCCTTCCCGTCGGTATCCTACCGGCTGGAACGCACATCGTGGCTAAAATGCGGCGACTGCGGTAATGTCGAAGGTCACAGAGGACGCAATAGAATTGCCGTCCCTACCGATGGCAATGAATTGCGTTCAAATGGAAAACATTGATGAAAAGGCAAAAAGCAGAATGACACAAAAAAACGAACAAAAACCACGCGATTTATCGCCAAGGGTAGGGGCGGCAATTCTATTGCGCCCGCCGCCCCCCGATGGCGCCCGCCGTTGCTCGTCACGAAACCTTTCTATTATTACATTCTGTGATTGTATTACGGTAAATTCTAGATTGATATCAAAAACTGCAGGAAGGAACCAACAATGACAGACACCACTAATCGTCAGGAGCAGAGCTTACCTGCTCCCCAACATCCTCTACCACCTGGGGGACAGATGCCAACGCTCAATCTGGCTGGTGCGGACGGCTTTAACGTCGCCTCCGGTTATAGTATCCAGAGCATGCCCGATCCTGGTAAACCTGCCCCATATACACCTGTTTTGCATGGCAGTCCCGATATGGGTGGCATTGACCCACAGACACCCATACCCATGCTTAACTTGGCAGGTGTCGAAGGTGTCCCACCACCATCTCAACTGGTACGACCTATTCCCAATCAGGTCAACACACCGGATTTCGGGGAGCCGGACTTCTCACGACCAGAACTCCAGCCCTATGATCTGACCGAACCTGGTATCAACTACGCCTACGGTTCAGAATTTGCCCCTGATCCCGTGCTGCCAGATCTGGATGAGTATCGTCATCCCTACGGACTGGACGTTCATAATCAGACGCCCCCAGACCTGTTTACGCCGGACCCTCTTGTCGGTGACCTGCTCGACTACGACCAGCCGAACGGTATTAGCATTCAGCGCGATCCACTGGACCCCGACCCGCTTTTACCCGACCTGCAGCAGCCGCAACTCACCCAGGACGTGCACATGACTGAGCGTCCCGGCGATCTAGATCCATCCGCTCTGGAGCAAATGCATCAGAGCCCAGCCTATCAAGAGTTCGGAACCGTTCCCTATAACCAAGTCTTCATGGACCAATCAGGCGTCAACTCGACCCAACGTCGGCACTACGATCTCTTAATGCGTGGCCTCGATAGCCAATAACACCCACGAGGCAATTTATTGCGCGAGTGTAGGGACCCGATTTATACCCATGAAGGGCATACCCTAAAGGGCACACGGCAGGTCGCGTCCGTCCGTCCATCAATTTATTGCATGTATTGTAGGGATCCGATTTATACCCATGAAGGGCACAGGTCGCGTCCGTTGTATCTACCAAGGAACATATTATGCTAGACATTCCATGTTCAGAAGAGATCCGAGAGCAGTGCCACATTCAGGAGGCGCAGCAGCTTGACCCACAAGGTCACGCCGTGCGGGTTACCGTCATCCAGGGTGGACGCTCAGCCAATGACTATTCCTATGATGAGCAAGCATTACAGGCCATCGCAGGTATGATCGAAGGTGCGCATGCCTATGCCGACCATGGCCCGCCAGATGTCGCAACGCGTTCTGTACGCGACATCGTCGGCTTTTACCACGATGCTTCCTATATCCCACCCTCGGCCACCTGTTCTGGCGGGTGCGTCGATGCCACTCTCCACATCCTAGAGGCTGCCGAGTGGCTCTGGTCCATGATCCATGAAGCGTGCACATTAGGGCGTCCCGAACTGATTGGCCTTTCCATCGACATCTTTGGTCAGTGGCAACTCAACGAGGCCACAAGTGCGAGAGAAGTTACACATATCCTTGCTCTCAATTCCTGTGATATCGTCACCCGGCCTAGCGCAGGAGGATCGTTCAATCGTATTCTCCATTCGCAACATCAGACATTGAAAGATCAGACAGCGAACAATCCAATATCGAAAGGAACAGCTATGACCGATACCCAAGAGCAGCAAACGCTCGACCCCACGACTCAAGAAACATTCAACCACATGCTCGAACAACAACATCAGCTGGAGCAACAACGTCTGCAGCTTGAACAACTCCTGTCTCAGGCGCGCCTTGAACATGCTGGTCTTGTCCTCGAACGTCGTTTGCAAGAAAGCGTTCTGCCACAAGCTGTCAAAGAGCAGATCAAGGCGCGGTATACTGGCAGGATCTTTGAAGAGAAGGATCTGGATACCGAGCTGAATTCCTCCCTTAACATGATGGCCCGACTCGCACAGGAAGAAGGCCTTGTACGCGGTCACAACTATGAAAAGGTCGAGATTAGTAGCCAGATTACCGAAGCTGAGAAAATCCAGGCCGCCTTCGATCGCATGTTTGATCTCGATATCGACACTACCCGGCTCGGCAATATTCGCGGCTTCAATGGTATTCTTGAAGCCTACGCACGCGTAACTGGTGATGCGAGCCTCTTTGGCGGCATCAGCGACTACAGCACGCTTGGTATTATCCGTGTTTCGGAAAGTGCTCCCATCACACGCATCACCGAAGCCGATACCACCACAGCCTCCTTCTCCTACCTTCTTGGTACTAGTATGAACAAACGCTTGCTGAAGGACTATCAGGCTTGGCCGGCTGAATGGCAAAAATTCGTCACAATAGTACCGATACGGGACTTCAAGCAACAAACGCGTGTGCGCCTGGGAGCCTTTGGCAGTCTGCCGATCGTCGCCGAAGATACAGCCTATCAGGCCGTCACCCTCACCGACTCAGCTGCCACCTATGTTGCCCAGAAGCGTGGCAACCTTGTCACCGTCTCGCGTGAAACTATTATAAATGATGACCTGCAAGCCATCAAGCAAATTCCCACTAAACTGGCCGTTGCCGCTGCCTATACGCTGGCAGAGTTCGTCTATGGCTTTCTCTCCAGCAATCCCGGCATCTACGATGGGAATAACCTCTTCACCTCTGGTGCGCCGCACAACAACCTGGGCAGCAGCAACCTGAGTACAGCAGCCATGCAGAGCGGCATTACCGCCATGCGCGAACAGACCAACTATGCGGGCAAACGCCTGGGACTGCGTCCACGCTTCCTAGTCGTGCCGCCTGAACTGGAGTGGACTGCCATGGTGGCTACCAAATCGGCGGGTGTCCCCGGTTCGAATTTCAACGACATCAACCCTATGTTGGGGTATGTTTTGCCGATCGTGAGCCCTCAGTTGAGCAGTGCTACGCAATGGTTCCTAATCGGCGACCCGCGCGAGATTGATACCATAGAAATCGGGTTTGTCGGGGGACAAGTTAATCCAACGCTCTTCTTGCAAGATAGTCCTTTATTGGGTCTAAATTTTATTCAAGACGCAATTTCGTATAAAATACGTCATGAATTTGGGGGAGCGGTTGTGGACTACAGAGGCCTCTACCGAGGCATCTGATTGAAAGGAATAAGCTTGGAGGATAGGAGATGACTGGGTACATGAATTCGGATGGGTCTGCACTTGTCGGGGCGCTTAACCCATCAAGTGTCGGGCAGTCGCTCACTTTGGATGCGTTGGGCAATCTCAAAGTCACGCCGGGAGGCAATCCCGTTACCAACCCAGCCATTACGCAGGACCAGATTCGTGCCTGGATTGCCAATGGGCAGGGATTTTCGGCTAGCACCGGGATATTGAATAGCGCGGCGGGTACGAATAACTATCCGCTGAGCGTATTCAATCCCAATAATAGTGGTAAATCGATACTTCTATACAGTATTCAAGTATCGAATGGGTCAGGAGGGATGACTGCTCTTTTGCAGCTAGTGACGAGTAATCCGACTTTTACTAACCCAATCACGCCAATTAATATGAAGGCTGGAGGGCCTAGCTCAGTGGCAGCGATCACGGCA